GATGGCTTCAACCGCGATGGCTTCAACCGCGATGGCTTCAACCGCGATGGCTTCGACCGCGATGGCTTCAACCGCGATGGCTTCGACCGCGATGGCTTCGACCGCGATGGCTTCAACCGCGATGGCTTCAACCGCGCTGGCTTCAACCGCGATGGCTTCAACCGCGCTGGCTTCAACCGCGCTGGCTTCAACCGCGATGGCTTCAACCGCGCTGGCGAAAAACTTCCACCGCTATGAGTATAAGCTACGAGATTTCCATCATCTGCGATTGTTGCTCAGAAATGACCAGCAGCGGACCCTTTGAAGGTCCAGACGCAATTCAAGCGGTCAAGGATGCGGAGAGAAGCGGGTTTATGACTTCGCTTCACAATGGCCAAGTCATTCACCGATGCCGTGAGTGTGTTGATGCAAGAAAGTATCCGACAATTCCGAAAGGAGGCCGCGTGAAACACCGATTCAAATTACTCGAAGGCGCGGTCCGTAGAATCCAGCAACTCGAAAAGACCGTGGATCATTACGATAGAATTTGCACACGCCTCAGGCGCGGAGAGGCGGCTGATGGCAATGCTGGCCTCTCAAAGGCCAGAGTTTTTCAACCCACTCGTGGCTTCCGGTGCGGAGTTGTTGCGCGACGAAATTCTAAGGGAGGCCGCATGAAACCAACCTCTCTCATAGTCCTCCTCGTCCTGCTGGCAATAGGCTTCACAGCCTTCGGGATAAAATTCCTGTTGCAAGATGGACGGTGGATTTTGGGACCGTGTGATTTAGTTGCTGCGAGCTTTTGTTGGATCATGGCCTGCAAGCTTGGGAGGAAGGAATAAAAATGACCATTCTCGGTTTCACCAACGATGGACCCTGGGACATGCCTGGCCTTGGTCCGCATTTGCAATTTACCTGTCGCAACAGTCCGGCGAAAGACCCATGTGCTGGCGCGACGTTCTACATTCCAGTCAGCAATGCTTCCAAGAGACGGATTATGAAACGCGCCAAGCAGGTTCGCGCAGACTTTCAGCAGAATAAGAAACAAGCGCGGATCAAAGTCCAGACCGCACTAGCTAACTGCAACTATTGGAAGCGGCTGGCCGAAAAGGGTGCGGCTGCAATTGTTAAATGGGGTATGGGGAAATGAGTGAAATAATCGGAAGAATTCAGCCAGTGATCATTTTGCCACTGGACATGATGAGTAAAAAGGACATTGCCATTTTGCGCCGAAACATGCTTTGCGTCGTTGAGTGCAAAGACCCGTCAGCCGTGCGATTTTGCGAACCGCCACCAAACGGTTATTCAGAGCAAGAGAAGGCCGCGATCAAGTTATGCCGATACGTCATGTCGCAAAACTCAACCGTTGGCTGGACGAAAAGAGATCTGGCTGAAAGGCTTGCTGACTTTTTTATTGCTGGTTCTCCATTGGAAGGCGCGACAAGGGTGCCGACCGTTCCAACGACAAAGAAATGATCGTTTCAATTTCTATATTCGTTTTTCTCGCCTGCTGGTCGGGTCTGGTTCTGATGGCGGCGAGAGTGGCCTGGAGGCGATCTGCACCGCCTTCAGGTCAGACTTTTGCTGCACCGTCGCGCGGTCGCAACGTGCGCGGATCGGGATCGCTTCCCGAGACTCCGTTAAATGACCATGGAAATCCTCAGTTTGTGGACAGCTTAAAGCGAAAGCGGACGTGCGGAGGAAGGTTGCAGCAAAACATTTACTTCGTGCCGAGAGAACGGCTTGCGTCGTTTTTGATGGCCATTGCGCCGACGATTAGGAGGGTGAAGTGACACGCGACCGAGCAAAGGCATTGCTTCCGATAATTGCGGCTTACGCCAATGGTGAAACGATTCAGGAATGGATCAAGCGATGGCCGGACTGCGAGAACCCAAAGTGGATCGACATTGATTTTCCGCCATTCGGTAATGCTTCAAAAGTTTTCCGCATAAAACCCAAGCCGCGTGAATGGTGGATTGTTGGCGATTATGCCTTCCTTACACAAAATGAGGCTTTGGATTACGCAGACAGGCGCTTTCCACCGACTACACCGCCTCTCCCGATTCACGTCACAGAAACCCCATGAACCCAAAATTAAAAGCCATCGCCGAGTCCGCCGCCGCCGATCTTGTCGATCTGGTTGCGGAAAAAGAAACCGAAATTCTCGAAGCCTGGAATGCAGCCGAGGAAGAGGCGCAGCTTCAGGAAACGAAACCGAAGTTCAGGCTCGGGTTGGCGATCACGCTGGACCTTGATCAAGATAAAATGGAGACCGCTTTGACTTTCGGCATTCGGATCAAGGCGTCCACGTTTAAAGAAATTCCTGACCCGGATCAAAAAGACCTGCCGTTAAAGGCAGCGTAAAGACAAACCCAAAACGAAAGAGAAAACAGTTATGACAACCCAAGCAGTAGCAGAACCGACAAAGCTTTTCGAGCGGCCAGCACGCGGCCAGGTTGCGCAAACCAAAAAGACAATTCGAGACGAAATCAGCGGCGACCGCTTCAAGATGGCGCTGGCCAAGATCCTGCCAAAGCACGTGACGGCAGATCGAATTATCAGCGTGGCGATCTCCGCGCTCACTCGCAACCCCGACCTTGCCAAATGCGACCCCGCAACTTTTTACCAAGCCTTGATGAAGCTGTCCGCGCTCGGCCTCGAGCCGGATGGCTACCAGGCGCATTTGATCCCCTTCTGGAATTCGAAGCGTAACTGTTTCGAATGCGTCCTCATCGTGGACTATAAGGGACTCGTTGAGATAGCGATGCGAACCGGCATGTTTTCTCAGCCGCCAATCGCGCAGGTCGTTCGCTGGAATGATGACTTTGTTTGGGACAAGGGGTCCGTGATTCGGCATGTGGTTGACTGGAAGTCTGACCGTGGCGCCGTGTATGCGGCTTACGTGATCGTTAAAAGCAAGGCAGGCGGCGAGATTGGACACGTCATGTCCAAGGACCAGATCGAGGACATTCGAAAGCGCAGCAAGTCACCAAATAAAGGTCCGTGGCTAACTGACTGGGACGAGATGGCAAAGAAAACGGTCTTCAAACAAATGAGCAAATGGCTACCTCGCTCGCCAGAGTTTCGGGACACACTGGAAGCCGACCCAGACATTGACCAGCGCCGTTTTGAGGCGTCTCGGCCTATCTTTGACGCAACGCAGAACGCGCCAGCTATTGAGGACCGCGAGCCGGAACAGCTCGCCGAGCGCCAGGAATACGAACCAACGGATCGGGACGACCCAGGTGATCAGGAAGCGCGAACAGAGGCCGAACCGTCCAAAGAGAAACCCGCAGCCAAACCCGTCCAAAACTACGTCAAAGCCGTCAAGGGTTTGCTCAACCTTTCAGGAATAAGCGAAGTTGATCTGATCTCCTACCTTCACCAAACAGGCCAGCTTGACGAAGGGATCGGCACAGTCGCGGCAATGGCCGAGGTCGCAGCTACGACGCTTCAAAAGTGTCATGATAACTGGAACCAGATCGCGACTGAGGTTAAGACGAGGAAGGCGGCCTAATGAAAACCTATTGGGATTATACTGACCAGGAAAGGTCTGAGTTGCCAGAGGTGACAGTGATCGAATTACTAAGGGTTGAGCTTATGGTTGCTGGCGTAGCCAGCCCAAAGCCACCAGTGCTTTTAGACGTGCCAGAATCACCGCTTGGCGGTCGCAAGAAATACTTTGGCGTTGTTGGAAAGTCCAGATACGGAAGCGACGAGTTTCTCGATCCGGTATTTGAGACGCCGGAAAAGGCCCAGGCATTCTTGGACATGCTCGCTTGTCGCCGGGGTTACGATTACGAGATCGGCACCGATACTGAGTACGCCATACCGATCACGGACGCCAAGATCCAGCAAGTGGAACTTTACAGTCTCGATCAGATCAACTCCTTTCGGTCTGAGTTAAAAAACCGCAAAGCAAAGAGTGAGGCCAATGCCAAGGCTCAGTCAGAATTTACCGAGGCCAGCAATAAGGCTGAAAAGGTAACGGAGAGAGTTTGGGAGGACTGGAACAAGCAAAGGCAAATGCGCCAAAGCTTGCGCGAGATCGTTTCCCGATTCTCTGAGTATGTTGGCCTGACAGGCGGCGAGGAACAGACCGCACTTAAGTTTCTTCGAAAGGCCAATTCCATTTACGAAATACAGGCCGCAAGAGAATGGTTTCCCGGAATGATCCCCGAGTTGGAAACCGTCATTGACCAAGCACCCGAGGCGGCATGAACTTTTCGTCCTCCCAAGAAGCTCCGGTGAAGACATCTGCAACTAAGCTATCCGGCGATGTTGAGGGAGGACGGAAGACTTTAGACGAGCGATGCGGGTTGACCTCGGCGAGCGCAGCGCAGCGGCATTCTCTTTGTCCCGGCTCTTACCTTCTCGAACGCGACCAGCCTGAAATACCGTCACCCGACGCCGAGTCAGGAACGCGCATTCACGAAGCGTTGGCAGCGTTTAGTCCAGCCGGACTGTCGCCGGAAGAGGCTGAGACTTATCAAATGTGCGCGGACATGGATCGCGCTGGCGCCGAGACTTGGGGTGTTGGAAACGTGCGCAATTGCGTCGTTGAGGAGCGACTGTGGCACCATTGGTGGAAGCATGGCGAGGGCCAGCTCTCCCACTCAGGCAAACCCGACCGCGTTTACTTTTCAGAAGGCAAACGCGCTCGCATAGTTGACTTCAAAACCGGACGTAATGAGCCGCCTGAGAGTTCAAGGAACAAACAGCTTCGCGATCTTGCCGTCCTTGTCTGGAAAAACTATCCGATAATTGACGAGATAACCGTGGAAATTATCCAGCCTTGGGTCACGCGCACTCCGTCGCCTTGCGTTTACCATTTGCGAGACCTTGAGCGAGCCGCGAAGGAAATGGAAGCGAGGGTTGAAGCTTCGCACCGTGGGGGACCAAGGACGCCAAGCATTGAGGCGTGTCGCTGGTGCCGAGCTTGCGCGATATGTCCTGAATTCATGGCCGCTGGAATGCCGCCAGCAACGGTCAGCCGCGACCTTGGAAAAGTTCCTTGGATAGAAGCGTCCATTGCGAGACTCACCGGCGATCAACTCGGCCAATTCCTTCCTATGGTGCGCCTATGCGCCGAGGTTGCTGAAGCTGAGGTTCGCGCAAGGATTGCCGCCGATCCTAATGGCGTGGCTGGCTGGAAACTTTCGCCTGGACGAATAACCGAGAAGATCATTGATCCACAAACTGTATTCACGCGCTTCGTCGCGCTAGGTGGCACTCAGGACGCTTTTCTTAAAACGGTGAGCGTTGGGAAGGGGAAGCTTGAGAACGCGCTGTGTGACGTAACCGGCGCTAAGGGGGTGGCCTTAAAGAACGAGGTGGCTAGAGTCATTGAAGGCGCGACCGAGGCCAAGCAGGGTGCCGAAATGCTGGAAAGGGACAATGGAAACCACTGATCAACTTCCATTTGCTGAAAAGGCTAAAACCTGGCGCGTGCAATGGCGAATTGGTGACTCGGGAACCTGGAAGCTTTGGCCGGAATGGGCCGACATTCCCGACGAAGAATGGCTACGCGAAGAGGACGCTCAGCAAAGGTTGAAATACTGGGAGACGAGAGGGTTTCCGCTAAACTTTAGAATTGTTGAAAGTCAATGAGTGATCCAATCCACATAATCAGCCTGGGTGCTGGCGTGCAATCTTCAACCATGGCGTTGATGGCTGCCGCTGGCGAGATAATGCCGATGCCGCAACTTGCCGTTTTCGCTGACACGGGAGACGAGCCGTCAGAGGTTTACGATTGGCTCGAACTGTTGAAAAGGCTTCTGCCTTTCCCTGTCAGGGTTGGCCACTATTGCCGACTATCGGACCATCTCTTTGATTCTGGACATACCGAAATTCCATGCTTCATCAAAAACGAGGATGGGTCAGTAGGCTTAGGCCGTCGGCAATGCACGCGAGATTGGAAGTTGCGCGTTATCTCTCAACAAGTCAGGCAACACTTTGATTGCACTCGGCGGCGATTGCCTGACGGATTCTTTACTCAGTGGATCGGTATTAGCCTGGATGAGGTGTCTCGCGCAAAGGATTCCCGCGAAGGCCATACAAAGCACCGCTTCCCACTACTTGAAAAGCGGCTTACACGCTTTGATTGCGTTCGATGGTTGGAAAGTCGCGGTCATAGGCCGCCGAAGTCAGCTTGTGTTTATTGTCCATATCGTGGCCCGAAACAATGGCGAGACAGCAAGGCTAAGGGTGGTGCTGAATGGGACCTGATCCGAACGGTTAGCGCAAAGCTTGCCGCTCGCGGCGAATTTCTAACGGCGCACTGCTTGCCGATTGATGAGGTTGATTTCTCGACCGAGGAAGAACGCGGGCAAATCAACCTGTTCAATAATGAGTGCGAGGGGATGTGTGGAGTATGACACTCAAATTTAGAATTGTGCAAGTATGACTTCGCTCTTTCCACAGTCCGAACAGTTGCCGCGTGCGTCAAAGCATTGGTTTCAAACGCGAGATGGCGACCCATACGGCTATGAAATCTCACGCCGCCACTATTCTGCAAGGCGTTACCGCGAACAAAGGCAGCGTTTGTTCGTTGGGCCTGGGCGCAAGCTAGTCTTGCTGTCCGCAGATGGGGCGGCCCTTTTTGTATGGCGGGCATTTAAGGACAATACCCAACCAGCGCAAATCGGTTTTAACTGCGCATTGTTCCGAAACGAAGGCGACTCTCTGAGCAGTGACCTTATTCGTGAAGCGGTGGAAATTGTCTTTGACCGCTGGGGTCGTGACCGCTGTTACACGTTGGTTAACCCAGCGAAGATCCGCAGCTCAAACCCCGGCTTTTGTTTTCAAGCGGCTGGCTGGCGCAAATGTGCGGTAAGTAAAACGGGGAAGGTTATTCTTGAATTTAGAATTGTGGAGGTGGGGAAGTGACACTTCAACAATTCCTTCGAGAACTGGGTAAGATTAAGGGGTGGACCTTGTGTTCCAATGGCTGGATAAGGCGTGATTGCCGATGTCCGATTGAGGCCGTGGTAGGTTGTGAGGTATCTGGTTGGGTTTACGATGCGGCAATTGGCCTCGGGCTTCGTCCAATGGTCGCCTGTGCAATAATATCAGTCGCCGATAGTCCCACTAAAACCCTTACACCAAGCCATCAACGTCTCCGTAAGCGCCTGCTCAAAGCCTGCGGGTTGAAAGAACCATGAACCTAAACCCCACCGACCACAACTTCAGGCCGGACAAATTCTGGCCAGGCTATTTCGTCTGCCTGACCACCGGCAACGTCTGCGACCTGGCCGAGACCCAGCGTATTATTCGGACGCGGCTTTGTGCTGCAGAGGCCAAGGCCGCGAATTTGGCACCGGCTTTAAGTCGTGAGGAAGTTAAGGAGAAGATGCGGGGTAGGTTTGAGGAAATGAGGAAGGAAGCAGCGGCATGAAGAAACCAAAACTTGTGAGGGTTTTCGGAAATGGCGCAACCGCCTGTTTCGACGATCAAGGTCAGCAAATAGGAGAATTACAGGAAGGTCTGATCGTGCTCTGGGCCGAACATGCAACCAGGCTTGGGTGGGACGTGGACGGTTTGATAGTCGATGGCCATTTTGGAAAATGTAGAATTTTCAAGACCGAGATCGGCTGGAACTGGGAGAGTGCATGACCATCACCTTCGAAGTCTTAGGCCATTGCCAAACAGCAGGCAGCAAACGCGGCTTCGCCATCGCGCGCAAAGGCCAACCCATGACCTTGAATGGCAAATTCAATGGCCGAGTCCTGATCACGGACATGAACCCTAAAGGTCGAGAGTGGAAAAACAGGATCGCTGACATTGCCAGCCAGGCCATGGCCAAACTGGATTTACCATTTCAGGAACCACTACTTACCGGACCCGTCGAAGTCTGGTTTGAATTCAGGATGCCACGACCGCAAAGCCATTATCGCACTGGACAGTTTTGCGGACATTTGAAGGACTCGGCGCCGACCTGGCACATTGGAAGGCCGGACGCGCTAAAGCTGGCACGTTGCGCTGAAGACGCATTGACCGGCGTGGTATGGCGCGACGATTCGCAGATCGTGAAGGAACACCTTGAGAAAGTTTATGGCGATGTGCCTGGAATGAATGTCACGATTTGCACGCTGGCTGTGGCGGTGGAAAGGGTGATGGAGAAACAGGCTGGGTTGGCGCTGGCATGAATATGAGTGTGCAAATCATCCAAGGTGACGCGCTGGAACGTTTGCGTGATCTGCTGGATGGATCTGTTCAAACTTGCGTTACGTCGCCGCCGTACTGGGGTTTGAGAAATTACCAAACTGGTAAATGGGTGGGTGGTGACGAGAAATGCGAGCACGCGGGAAGTGAACGCTACTATACCGAACAATCAGCCGCGGTGTCTGGTGGCGAGGCGTTCTCCGATCCTGGGGTCGCCAACTCAGACCGAGTGAAAAAGGCAAGATGGCGGGAGGCTGGAACCTGCAAGTGTGGCGCGAGGTATGTGGACCAGCAACTCGGTCTTGAGTCCACGCCGGCGGAATACGTGCGCAAAATGGTTGCCGTATTTTCCGAGGTTAAGAGGGTGCTTCGCGACGATGGCACACTTTGGCTGAATTTGGGTGATAGTTACTCACAAGGCAATAAAGGCAACTCAGGCGAGTTAAGAGAAGTCCAAAAGCAGTCCACTAATCACGGTTCACATGATACCCGCCGCGGCGCGGCCATTTCACCAAATCGAAAGAATGGAACCAGCGGGACATGTAAACCAAAGGATTTGATCGGTCTTCCTTGGATGGTCGCTTTCGCGCTGCGTGATGACGGTTGGTTTCTCCGCAGTGACATTATCTGGGCCAAAAAGAACACCATGCCGGAATCAGTCACCGACCGGCCGACCAAGAGCCACGAACACATTTTCCTTTTAACGAAACGAGCGAACTATTTTTACGATCACGAAGCGATCCTTGAGCCATGCAGCGAAGGCACGCACGCCAGAATCTCGCAAGACTTGCAGAATCAGGTTGGAAGCTGGCGGGCGAACGGCGGCGGAAAAACAAACGGTCCAATGAAACCGGTCGCCACGCAATCCCCGGCAAGCTGGAAAGGCAGCGAATTTCACACCGGCAAGACCGCAGACCACCAACTTGGACGCGCGTCTCAGAATAGAAAGGTTGCGCCTGCAGGAAGCGGGATAAAATCGAACGAGTCTTTTGAGGCAGCTTGCGTAATGCCGGTAATTGCACGCAACAAGCGAGACGTGTGGTTTGTTGGAACGCAGCCATATTCAGAAGCTCACTTCGCCACGTTTCCTCCAGACCTTATCAAACCCTGCATTCTCGCTGGCAGCAGGCCGGGAGACACAGTGTTAGACCCATTCGGCGGATCGGGCACGACCGGCATGGTCGCGCTAGAACTTGGACGCAAGGCGATATTGATCGAACTCAACCCGGAGTATTGCCAGCTAATACGCCAGCGAACGAACGTAACCCCAGGACTTCAACTCGCATGAAAACCCTTAGCATTATCGAGCGCGCCAGTCTCAGGCTGGAAAGCCTCGGCGTTTACAAGCGAAATTGTCACACGACGAATTTTCTTGAGGGGAAAGGCGTGCTAGTGGTGAGACGGTTTCCGTGCGAGAACCTTTCGATCGGCGCACAACTTGAGCCGGTGTTTCACACGTTTGAGCCGACAGCGCCGGCGAAGGTCGTGCTTGAGGCGTTTATGTGTTTGGGATGAAGGCGGAATTTTCAGGGCAAGTAATACCTGTTTTGTTGACAGGCCAGTTTTATTGCGACGTTTTGTGAAACGAAAACCGAAAAGACTTACCACCGCTGCCGGCACAGGCTCACCCTCCAGGTGTTCACATGGCGTCGCAACCAATGACGCCGGCAGCATTGGTCAGTCACCTCGGTTTTTGAAAGTAAGTAATCCCTTTTTATGTTAGCGCGAGATATTCGTAGAAATTATTTCCGCCTTTTGAGAGACCCTCGCTGGGAATTGCGGCTCAAGGAATTGCTGGCTGAAAAAGCCGCTGATAAATTTAAGTAGAGTTATGCCATACTTAAACCTAGACCTAGACTACTTCGACCATCCTAAAACGATGCGATTGGTCAGACTGCTGGGAGTGGGCGCTGAACTGTTTCCAGTTCGACTGTGGTGCTATTGCGGAAAGTTCCACTACGAGGATGGGCGGTTTGAGGGCTACTCCCCGGAGGAGATCGAATCTCGCGCCGGTTGGAAGGGGAAGGAAGGTCTCATGCTTCAGACCATGAAACAAGTGGGTTACATGGAAAGAAGCGCAGGACATTGGCAGATGTGCAACTGGAATGAGCACCAGGGACACATAGCGAAATATAGGGAAAGGGGCAGGCAGGCAGCCATTGCTCGATGGTCGAAAGCGAGGGATGATCTTGATGCCACAAGCAATGCCACAAGCATTGCGGGAAGCAATGCTCCAGCCTTACCGACTAAACCGACTGATCCAAACCAGCCAGCTAAACGATTAAACGGTGAACGGTTAACCACGATCGAGGATCGATCCAATGGGGAATTAACCGTTACCCGTTCATCGATTAACCGCGATAAGGAAACGGAATTGATGGGACGGCTGACCACCGCGCTTGGCATAGACGAAATGGAAACAACCGGAGGCCATTGGCGAGTTAACCACGTGAGAAAGCACCCGGCACTGTTGGAGCGTGCTATTGCCGAGGTGGAGCGAATGACGAAGGAAGGCGAGACGTTCACAGTCAATGCCGCAGCCTGCCTTGAAGATCTGGTGAAGCGATGGAAGTAATTCCTATCAACGTCGCACTCAAGCCAACGTGCCGCGAATGGCGCGGCATTGTGGGAGCTTTGGCAAAAACAAATTCATTACCAATGCGATTTTTTGAAAAAAACAGGATTTCCGCGAAAAATCGCCATTTCAGGTTACCTGTCGCTACCGACAAAAAACCGCAGAGTTTTCAAATTTTCGTTTTAACTAAAACGTGATAATCCACCAATCCCAAGCCAAGAAGCCGTGCGGGTTGTGCCTTTACCGGGTTGGTTTTGGCCTCACATTCATTTCCACTCGGCTTGCGGTAAATAAAAAGACGGCGTGGAAGTGGTTTGCTGATTCACCACCAGAGCGAAGGCTTACGAGAAATACAAAACCATTTCAGCCATCCAAAACAGACAGTGCCGAAAAGGCTAGACGCAACGCAGTTAGACTTTTCTTAGATCAGCTTCGCGCCACCATTCAGTTTTCCAGATCGTATTTTATCACCCCGCACGAACTCGCCAGGGCCGCGAGGGCTTATTACCACGCGAACAAAGATCGGATAAAGCGTGTTTTAAAAAAGAGCGACAATCCCGAACGCAGGCTTATTCGCGCAATGCGGTCGCGCACGTGGAAGGTTATACACGATCAAAGGTCAAACAAGAGACTTAGCTGGTCGCGTGAACCGATCGGATGTGACCGGACAACTCTCATGAACTGGCTTCAGTCAAAATTCCAACCGGGAATGAATTGGAACAACTACGGTCCAGTTTGGGAGGTGGATCACGTAAAGCCTTGCTCAAATTTCAACCTTCTCGAGGAGGAGGAGCAGCGGAAGTGTTTTCATTACACAAACCTTCAACCACTTTTTAAAACAGAAAACCGAAGGAAGCACGCGAGGGTTTTGGTGTGAGCAAAAACCCGGACACCATTTCCGCGAAAGAACTTTGTGAATATACCGGACTAACCGATCAGCGCCATCGGCAGTTAGCGAAAGCGAACTGGTTTCCAGACCCAGTGGAAGGGATGTATAAGCGCAAGGCCACAATTCGCGGCGTGATCAATTACTACCAAAAGACAGATGAGCGCACTCGCAGCACAAAGGAGGCAATCGCGCAAGAGAAGCTAAAGAAAGAGAAGCGCGAGAACGATGAGGCCGCAAAATTGCTAGTCCTCAAATCCGACGTGGCGGAAGACTTGGGAAAATTTATCACATCCGCACTTTCCTTTATTCGTCAGAAGTTTGAAAACGATCTCCCAATGTCTATGAGTGGAATGGGGGTTCCAGAAAACAGAATTATAGGCGAGAGGCTTTACGATGACCTGGCAAAAAGATTCAGGGATGAGTTGATGAAATGGAAAGTATAAGCAAATACCTTGCGGAGAATTGCTGCGCGGACCCAGACCGACGACCCATGCCAGAGTGGGCGGCTGAAAATATGGAGTTGTCCCCGCCGATTACCGAGGAGGGTAAATTCAATCCGTCCAAATCCAGACACTTTTTAGAAATCTTTGCGGCCCTGGACGATCAGCGCACGCGCGAGGTAAACGTGTTAAAGCCAGTGCGCGGTGGGGGTTCTCTTGTCGGAGATGTTTGGATCACGTCATCTTTGGGAAAGCGACCAACGCAGACGATGTGTGTGTTTCAAACCGACTCAGATGCAAAGATTCATTTCTTCGACCGATTGAAAAAGGACATTGAGAAATGCAGGTTCACGGCGCCGTTGCTTCCGGCGCGCTACGAGTGGTCGGAAATCTTCATGACGAGCGGTCACACGCTTTATATCGGCGGTCCGGGGATAAGCAATCTGCAATCCAAAGGCGTATGCCACCTTTGGATGGATGAACCTTGGCTTTATCCTTTGGGCCGCATGGCAGACGGGGAGGCACGTGTCGGAGACTATCTCAAAAAGCACATGTCGAAGATATTGCGCACGTCGCAAGCTGGCGTGTGTGATGGCCGCAATCTAACAGACTGCGACTGGTATCGCGCCTGGTCAACCGGCGAACAAAACGAGTGGGAGGTTGCCTGCCAGCATTGCGGTCGATATTTCGAGCCGGTATTCAGCGGTACTCGAGAAGACGGCAGCTTTTGGGGTGTCACTTGGAACCATCACCGATCGGCCAATGGCGACTGGGACGTTGCGAAATGCACGCCGACCGTGCGTTTTGAGTGTCCGCATTGTGCCAAGCCGATTATGGACACGGCGCAAACCAAGCGAGAATGGAATCGGACTGGGCGCTATCACTTGATAACTGAGGCCAATGTGAGACGCCGCGGGTTTCATTGGGAAAGCGTAATCGATTACCCCTGGGACGAACTCGTTTTTCTCTGGCTGAACGCTTGCAACGCTTTCTCGCGTGGGGACATTCGGCCAAAGCTACAGTTTTTCCAGAAACGCCGAGCGATATTCAAAGACGAAGAATCGATCCTGCGCGGCGGCCTAAACCTTCGCCGAACAGTTTACGAAATCAAATCCGACTGGCCGGATGAGAAGGCAAGGTTTCTCTCAGTGGATCGACAAGAGGAAGATCTGTTTTGGTGGTCAGTGCGCGCCTGGTCATTGGAAAAGTCTCGGCGCCTTGGTTTCGGCAAGTGCTACGGGTTTGCGGCGGTCGAAGAGATCCGAAAGAAATTCAACGTGCCGGCAAACAGGACGTTTATGGACTCAGCCTATATGCCGAAAGGTGATCACGGTGTTTATTCAGCGTGCGTCAAATACGCGTGGACGGCCGTCAGGGGTGCGCCGGAACATTTTTTCATTCACAGGCTGAGAAACAAGAGGCTTGTGCAAAAGTCCTATGCGCCAGCCACGTTTGGCGATCCTGGCGCCGGGACTCCGACTGAAGGTCGCCGCCACTGTCCATTGATCCGCTTCTCGAAGCCGCAAATGAATCAGAAAGTCCAGGAGTTGATCGACCATGGTCATTGGGAAGAGCCGATCACCGGCGAAGATCCTGAAATGGAAAAGGAGTATTCGGCGCAAATGTCAGCCAGGGTCAAAAAGACCTCTTACAACGCGAAGACTGGCGAGGCGTCGGTTTTCTGGCGTGAAGCGAAAAATGATCATGCGAGGGACTTGGCGAATCAACAGGTTCTCGGCGCGATCCTTCGGGAATTGTTACCAGACCCGGCGAGCGAGAGGCTGACGCCGAGCGAGCAGAAGGAAGTGGAGGTTGTGGCGGCGTGAATGATCGCTCAACAGATCCTTTCGGGTATTGGGTTGAGATTCCAAAGCCGCCAGCAGGACCGACCACGCTTGAAATTCTGCGCGAGATAGCAATTTCAAAACTCAAAGCTTTAGACGAAAGCGATCCTGAAGGCTCGCACGCGAAGGCCGACGAAATTCTCTGCGAGCTACTGAAAAGCCTGGGCTGCGCGGACGTGGTCAAAGAGTTTGAAAAGCTGGAAAGGTGGTATTCGTGAAATGTTCGTTATCGTTAAAGAAAGGCATTGACACCCCATTTACACCTCCTATAGTCGCTCAAACAGAACCTGATTGGCGCATAAATGAAGGCAACCGAGTTTCGGGACCCTGCGGAGTCTAACGAAGCCAGCGCCATCGACACCCCCGGTGATCACTTTCTCGAAGCGCACTGTCCGCAATGCCAGCACGCGGTTGATGCGGTTTGTCCAGGGTGCGGCTTCCACGTGGAACAATCGGGCGCGTCAAGTTCTACCGGCACAACCGGCCTATCCGAATATCACCGACGCCTGATCCTTCTCGTAATGAACTCGCGTAATGCGAAGTTCACGCTGCAATGCCTTCTCATCGCCACCGGGGACGCCTTTGCTGACGGGTTCTCTATGACTGACTTTGCCAAACGCTGGGGTGTCGGTCGCGCCACCGTATCGAAGCATTGCAGACTGATTTGCACACAGCTTGAGATTGTTCCATCGCGCTACATGATGGCTGAAGAAATGGCGGGGAAGTTTAGGCTGGCTAATCGGAGGCCGAGTAAGGTGAAGGCGTGAAGAAAAAGAGAAAGATCCCGCGGCGCAAGGTGGTGAGAATTCCCTTTATCGAAAGCGGCTATTGCCTGCGAACTGTCGGCCTGGCACTCATTCAGGGCACGCTCAGAGAATCACCTGCCGAGTGCATTCGGATGCTGCCAAATTTCAAAGGGTGCGAGGTTGTTCATATAACGATAACTAAGGTCTTCAAAGGTCAGATATTGGACCGAATTGAGCCTTGGTATTGGAAATAATGACCGACCTCACCGACAACGGCCTGCAAATCGACCTTGCCTCAACTGGCGCACGTTTCACCCCGGTTGAGTTGAAGCTTCCCGAGGACATGCCGAAAGCTGAGTGGGTTCACGTCGGCCAGAAGCTTTTGCGAGCCGATCAGGTCATGCAATGGTGGATCGGTGACTGGGCACAGTTCGGGGCCGGGAATCCAGACAAGGAAGGGTGGCGACAAAAGGGTGCTTTGATCGAGTTTTGCAAGGCGAACAGGGTGGATTATGGGAATTTGAGGAATAAGAGTTGGGTTTCAGGTTCTATCCACCTTCAGCTACGGCGTGACAGCGTCTCGTGGGGCTTTTATCAGGAAATAGCTCCACTTCGACCACGCGAGCAAAAACTCTGGCTCGAAAAGGCGATCTCTCAGGAATTAAGCAGATCCTCGCTACGCCAAGCGATCCGCATAGCAAACGGCGAGGAAAATGCACTCTTGAGCGACGGGCCACGCATTGAATTCGGCACACAATACTTTGACAACCTCAAGGGCTGGCTTTTGAAGCGGCCGCCAGAGTTTTGGACCGAGAACAGGCGTGAGGTTTGGGAAGGTCGGATCATGGAATTGGCAAGAATTGTTTCAGGGACCGTCTGTCACGCCGCGTGACATTGCGAAATTTCGCATTTGTTGACCGTTCGCCAAGTGCGAATGGCGTTCAACCCTTTTATCGGCTGGTCACAAACCGAGCTTGAGAACGAATTAGAGCTTGCGCAGACCGACCTCGCGCAAGGAAAGACCACGACGCAGGCCGGGGATGGCAATGTCATGGTCAAAAGCCAGATTTCAGCGCGTCCCGAGGTGCGGATTGAGACCATTTTACGCGCGCTGAACCGAATTGCGCCGAGCACTTACCCACTGGCCGACTGTTTGCGGATCACTTCGGCCAGGATCGTTTTCTCAGACGGTCCAGGCGCTTCCAGCGCGGCACCAGTAACTCCACCGGTTCAAAACGCCATCACCTATTCTGGGCCGCCGTCGATCAACCCTCCTTACATTGCGGCGATCGTTGTCGATTCTGATGGTCGCCAGTGGCAATACTTCCAGGGGTCATGGCATTGAGGACCAAAGCGCGACATTCAGCCAAGCTTCCGGCGCCAGCACGTAACGGCTTCCAGGCCGCCGCCGAGCCTTATAAGATTGTAGATCGCCGATCTTCCTTCGGATACGCGAACACCTTAATCGAGTCCGCAACCCAGACCCAGGACCGAAAAAAGGTCGATCTCGTCGATTACGACATTCACCGAACGGTCAGCAGCTTTGGCCGGCGCACGTTGATGAGCCTGGCGCGCACGATGGTTTGGAGGATGCCGGCGCTGGCCGCGTCCATCCTCGAGCAAGCAAACCTGGCAGTAAACCCGTTCCAGCCGATTTACCTTGGATCTGATGAGAGATGGGGGAAGCAGGCGCGCGAATGGCTGGATGGATTCCATGCGGTCATAGACGTTGCTGGCTGGCCTTACAATTACGAGAGTTACTGCGAAAGCCTGATTTTTAACAATGTCGTTGATGGCGACATCTTCACGCTTTTGACCGAGGACGCCAGCGGCAATGCCAGGGTCCAACAGATAGGCGCACACCGCGTCGGTGGTCGGTATCAGACCGGAGGCACTTGCGCCGTGCGTTACGAAGGAAACAAGCTTTTCATTGATAAGGTATTGATCGACGATTCCCTGCCTTACACCTACGCGACCGCCGTGGAATGGGAGGCGCCGATCATTGATGGGGTTATCCTGGACGACCTCAGCCGCGCGATTGCCTATCGGGTTTATTACGACCCGTCTGTCAGTGACAAATACCGCGATATTTCCTCAAGAAACCTGTTTCCCGCCTTCCTGCCGATCATTCCCGGCCAGGTGCGCAACTTCTCGTTGCTGGCCTCTTCGATATTCGACTGGCAAGACCTTCAGGAGTTCAAACGCTGGGAAATGCTGGCGCAAAAGGCGTTTTCGACAAAGACAATCGTCGAAGAGAACGAGACTGGGGACGTGGACACGTCGAAAGCGGTTATTGCATCGCCAGCAACTATGGACACGGACGGCAACCAGACCGCGCCGACGATGCAGAAGCTGGACGGGGGGATATACACCTATTTCAAGAGCAATACGGGATCGAAACTGACGGCTTTCAATTCCGGTGACCGGCCTGGACGCGGCACGAAAGACTTCATGGACGCGACCGTTCGCGACGCCTTCCGCGGCACCGAATGGGACGTTTACTTCTCCCTAGATCCTAGCCTTGGCGGTGCTCCGATGCGCACAGTTGTTGATCGCGTCAATCGCACGCTTAAAAAGCGTCGGCGCATGGTTGAGATGAACGTCAGGCGCGTGGACGTTTACGCACTGGCCAAAGCTATCAAGTCGGGTCAATTGCCGGCCAATAACGAGTTTTGGCGCTGGACCTATCGTCCGCAAGCCGACATCACCGCGGATCGACGATACGAGTCACAGACGGACATCAAGGAATACGAGAAGGGGTTTGTGAACTTAGAGGATATTGTCGCGAAACGTTCTGGGGACTGGCTTCAGCGACGCACCCAGCGTGAGGCCGAGGCTCACGACAAACTGACGCGAGCAAAAGCACTCGCCGACGAGTTTGATATTTCGATCCAGGAAGCATTGAACGAGCTCGGCGAGACCGGCGCAGTCAGCTTCTCAATGGCGCGGCGTGACACCGGCGAGGACGCGCTGACGACTGATGACGCCGAGGACGAAGGGAAAGGACAGAACGCAAGCTAATGAAGCAATACCCGCACATTATTTCTGAGCTTTTCCACAAACCACTATTGATCACGCAAGCCAGGCACGCGGCAATTGTTCGGATACTTGAAGCGCGGATTGAGGGTGGTTCAACTGATCGACGCGCGGAGATCGAGGTAAATCCACCTGACGAATCCGAGCAAGATCCAGCCGTTCAAGTCTTCGGACCATGCGCGATCATTCCCGTGCATGGCGTTGTCACGCGCTACGCTTCCGACATTCCAGCTTCGAGTTGCGGGTGCGGCATGGACGTAGTGTCCGCAATGATCGACGAGGCGCAGGCCGACAGAAGCGTTCAAACCATTCTGTTCGACTTTCGCACGCCAGGCGGATCGGTAAATGGAATTCCTGAAATGGCCGCCAAAATTGCCAGCAGCCGAAAGCAAACCGTCGCGTTTACAGGATCGGAATGCTGCTCTGCTGGCGTATGGCTGGCTACGCAATGCCAAAGCTTCTTTTGCTCACCGTCTGCCACGGTTGGATCGATTGGTGTCTGGACAGCTTATGCCGACCTGACGAAGCAAATGAAAAAGGAAGGCGTGGCAATTCAGAGTATCAGCGCCGGCAAATACAAACTCATGGGTGCCTACTGGAAACCTTTGAGCGACGAAGAAAAGGCCATGTTGCAGGCTGACGTGGACAAGATTTATGCGCAGTTCAAGGATGCCGTGAATGCGCGAAGGCAGGTCGATGATGAATTTATGAACGGTCAGGTTTTCGACGGCGAGAAGGCTTGCGAGATTGGACTTTGTGATGGCTTAATCGATGAGATTGGGGAGTTGATCGAGGACTAATTTGTTGACGTCCCGCGTTGCCTTGGAATGGCAACATTTAAGATTTTCCACATTTCTAAAGCGAACGCGCGAATCGAGGAACTCGAAACCCAGCTAACGGCGGTCACCAAGGAACGTGACGAAGCGCGCACCGCACTGGAATCCAACGCCAGCGAGGTTTCCGCCAGCGCAGAGCAGCTTCAAAGGGATCTCGATACCGCCAAGCAGACCATCGGGACGCTTACCGGCCAATTAAGCGCGGCCACGACCACTGTCACCGCCAAAGACACCGAGATCGCGGCACTCACCACAAAACTTTCATCCAAGGACGGCGAGGTAAAAATTCAAGTCGCGCAACAGGTCGCGCAGACCCAGGCCGCGCTTGGCCAGCCGCCAATGCCGTTGGTTCCCGAAGGCGCGAAAGCCGCAACAAACGGATCGACCGGCCTTGAAAAGATTGTCGCCGGTTGTCGCGCTGGCCTAGAAGCCGGTGGATTCAAACGCCAGAACTGATTTCATGTCCACCGCATCTGACAAAAAGCAGCACTCCGCACCCTCGCACAAGGAGACGCTAAAATCTCACCACTCAAGAATTGATACCGAGAGGTCAAAGGCAGCTGCTGAGCACGAGAAGCTTCACGATCTAATCGTCGAGATCCAGAAAATGGATATGCCGACCACTCCCGCTTTTCGGAAGCACATGGACAAGACTCAAGAACAAAGCTCGAAGCTGGGCGGGGTTCTCGTGGCCTTGAGCGACCTTAAACACCCCGAAATTTCCGAAAGCTAAACCACCGAACAAAAATTTATGGCTGACACATTTTTAACGCTGCTCGACATCACCAAGCAGAACGGCACCGATCAGGCCGTCGGCGTGGTGGAAGAGGTCCGCACTTACGCTCCTGAAGTCGATGTTTTACGGGGTCGCGCCATCAAGGGGACAACCTACAAAGCTCTTGTGCGAACAGCCCTTCCAGGCGGCCCCGCTTTTCGTGCAGCCAATACCGGCGCGGCGGTTATAGCCAGCCGCTGGGATCAGCGCGTCAATCAAGCTTTCTTCCTCGATGGCCAGGTCCGTATCGACGAAGCGGTTTTGAACGCTTCCGAGTTTGGACCTGAATTTGTGATGGCCAACGAGGTGACCGGCGTGGTGAAGCAGAAGATGATCGCGCTCGGCAATCAGGTTTACTACGGCAACCCCTCAACGACTGACTTCGGTTTCGCTGGCTTCGTTTATCTCTACGACCCGGTCGCAATGGAAGTCACCGCGAACGCAACCGGATCTCTTGGCGCCACCACTTCGAGCGCCTGGCTCGTCGTAAACAAGCCTGACTGTGCTGAATTCATTTACGGCAACAACAAGGGCCTTGAAATGGGTCAGTGGATGAAGCAGGCCATCATCGGCACGAATACGCAATACATGGGTTGGGTGAACAATCTCAGCGGCTATGTCGGACTGTCTTTCAATTACGCCAAGTCAGTTTGCCGGATAAAGAACCTGGCCGCCTACGGCACCGCATCAAACACAGGTTTGACTGATGAGCTGGTCGCCGCGGCACTGGCAAAATTCCCGGTTGGAGTGGTTCCGACTCACCTGTTTTGCACACGCGCACAGCGGTTCTTCCTGCAATCCAGCCGCACGCCGGTTTATTCGAGCGCCGGCAAGGCTGGGGTCACCGCCAGCCTCAGCTTGCAGTATGCGCCGACGCCGACCGAATCCAACGGCATTCCATTGATCGTGACTGACTCAATCCTCGACACCGAGACCGCGACAACTGCCGCCACGCCTTACTAAACCGTAACGACGAAACGACCAAGCACACTTTATGGCAACACAAGTTTTGAACACTCGGTTGATGCGCGATGCCGCACTGGTCATCACCAAGGCTCTCCCAGGCACCAGCGCGAGCAACACGACCGACGCGATTGACATCGGCTCTGGACCTTTCCGACCTGAAGAAGTCGTGGTTGAGGTTAAGATCCCGGCCATCGCCGAGCACGTCACCGCAGGCAATCATATCGTTATCGCGCTTTGGCACGCGGATACCACGACCCTGGCCGCGCCAGTGGAGCCTGTCCCGGCTATCACTATTGATCGGATAGGCGTGGTTTCAACTGGATCTCTTGGCAGTGTGTGGCGCTTCAAACTTCCGATTGGAACGAAGCGGTATATCGGCTTCCGGCAAACGGCTGGCGGCACGGACACGCTGTCCGGTTCATCGATCACATACTCGATTTTGGTATAGGGTCACGGGTGATTGTTTAGGGTTCTGATTGGCTGGCTGGCTCGCGCTGGCCAGCCAATTTGGTTTTTTAAGATATGAAAAAGAAATTCGCTTTTGCCGCTCTTTGCCTGATCGCTTTGGCTGTATTCGCCGAGGACATTGTCAATCGCACGATCCGCTACCGAAAAGACGCGGTGATCAGCATTGATGGCACCGTTGTTTTCAAGGACGAAGATGCGGCGTGGACAAACAAGAGTCCGAACTTCCGGGCGCTTTCATTTATGAGCGGGTCGCTGGTGGACGGCGCTCCGGCCTTACAGTTCGGATCTCAGAACTTTATTTTTGAGGATGCCACAAATGGCGGAAACAATGGGATAGTCTCTATCGGTAACGGTTCATGGGATCGCGACTTTATATTTTATGGAGTCAGCGGCCAGCTCTGGATGAGGGGCGCGATTATGATGGGAACAAACGATCCATCGCAATGGCCAACAGCGCCAACTGGTGGAGGTGGCTCGGCTGTTGTAAACTCGAACGGCACAACCTACCTCCTTTCCTCCCTACCCAACACAGCGACGTGGGCCTCAACCAATCCCGTAGCTCCAAATATACGATTCGGGACTTCTGCAACCGGAAACAATAAGTCAGTCACGAACACATTCGCTCCGGGGTTCTCAAGCACGCCAGTTGTTACCATAGCCGCCGGAACAAACGACTTGCCTCACCTGATAACCGTCACAACGACAAACGTCATTTTCGGCGCGGCACAAACAAACGCTTCGATTCGCTGGATTGCGATTGGATCACCATGAAAAAAGACACCATCCTTCTACTGTTTGTCTGCTCGATTATTTTCGCAGCGGCGCTCTATTTGATTCCTGAGTCTCGCGCTACCAGCTTTCCCCCTGGCCAAGCCAACAACACAATCAACCTGACGCTGCTTTCGACAACCACGTCGAACAAGACTGGCAGCGCCTTTTTTGTCGAGAGTGTCAGCCTGCACACGCTTCAGCTAACCACATTTGCCGGGACGAACGTTTGCAGCAATATCATTTCCGCAAGCTTGGACGGCGTCGGGTGGGTCAATATCGCAACGCAGTCTTACGGCACAAACTCACTCACAAACTTTCTGACGTTCTCGGGAAGGTATTCGTATATCCGCGCATCCTTCGGAACGACAACCAACACCACAAACACGATACTTTATCTCGGCGGCAGGCAGTAAAAAACGCATGAGGGTTTTCGCGCTCATCTTTTTGCTTCCACTGGCGGCCTTGGGTGCTGGCAATATCTACGTAGGCCAGTTCTACGGCAATGGCGCTGGCCTCACCAATGTTTCAGGTGGTGGCGGCGGAACCGGCCAAACGAATTGGTCAATTTTCGACATTACCAATTCGGCCTATCTGACAAATTGGTCATTGCTTTCGACGAACGACTTCACGTCCACGAATGACGTTCGGGTTTTGAACCTGACGAATGCCGCCAACACTCTCGGTGGTGACGGATCTGCACTGACTGCGCTTAACGCCTCATCTATATCGAGTGGAACGATTCCTGATGCCAGGCTGAGTCAGAAGGTTGCGACAACTGACGCAGAGAACAGGTTCACCGTTTCAAACCATTTTACTTCTTACGTCACAATTGAAGGACCAATGAACACTGCTGGCATAACGAATGTCGGCGATGTTAAAAGCACGACATTTACCGGAAGCGGATCGGGATTAACCTCCATCCCACTCGCCTCGCTTCCTGATGGTGTGCTGACCAATAACCGAACAGCATCCACCACGTTCTCAAACGATGTCGCGATAGATCCAGCGCACACGCTAACCGCAAACGGTGGAATTACTGCGGGGAGTGTTAGCGCTATCGGCGGCGACGTTTACGCAAATAGATTTTTTGGCCTGATAAATACCAGCCAAGCATACACGGGACATGGGGGCGGCCTTACGAATCTGACTGGTGGGAATGTTATCGGCGCAGTGGCACAGGCGACGCACGCGACGAATGCGGATAATGCGACGACGGCGACCAGCGCGACCACGGCCACAACTGCCAGCTTCGTCACCCAAGCAACGCTAACAAATGCGGTTACAAACCTTCCTCCAATCGGCACGGCGGGAACCTACACAAAAGCCACGTTTGATGCGCAGGGCCGAGAGATAAGCGGGACGACGTTGAGTGCGAGCGATATTCCGACGCTGACCATATCAAAACTCTCTGATGCGGGCACAGCGGCCTACTCCAACGCGACAGCTTTCGCTTTGGCGGCTTCAGTAGTGACCACGAACAACCTAACAGCGACGAATGACACGCGGTCGCTAAAACTTACCAACGCGGCGAACATTTTCGGCGGTGATGGATCTGCACTGACTGCGCTTAACGCCTCTTCAATTTCCAGCGGCACCCTTCCCCTCGCCAATCTTACCGCAACCGCAACGACTAACAACGCAGTGTTAACCAGTGGCCGAGTGCAAGTCGGTGATGGTGGCCGAGGTGTCG